TTTTAGAACAGTCTGGTATGTTTAATATTAAAAGAAATCCTGATGCACCAAAAGGACTATCCGATGAAGAAATAGAACGAATTAAAAAAGAAGTTGATCAAGAAAAACAAATAAAAGATTTTGATCCGACAGATAGAAAACCAAATTCAGATGGTGGTATCAATAGAACTATGTATGCTGTCGGCTCTGGAGTTAAGTTAGCTAAGTTCCTTGCTAGAAAAGGTAAAAGTTTAAAAGAAGAAATTAAAAAAGCAGTGGATAATATTTTTACAACAGATGATATTAAATATGATGCTGACGTTGCAGTCGATACGATGTTTGAAGAACTTGGTGTAGACAGAGATATGTTTGATCAAAAAGATGTATTAGATGCATATGGTATGGCATACGATGAACTTAAAATACCTCTTTTACAAAAACTTGAAAAGCCTACAAAGAGTATTGAGTCGTTGAAAAAAACTGGCAGTATAAATATCTCTGATCCAGAGATAGCAAGTGAGATGGATAGATTTGCAAAAAAAGCAGATCCTGAAGGATATAAGAAAATGGAAGAGGCTATGAAGAAAGCAGCAGATGAAGCTCAACCCATAGAATATTTTTTAGGCACAAGAAAAAAGAATTCAAAAGGCGGCTTACAGTATTTGATGGGGATGTAATGAAGATAGGCGATTATGAACAGATGATGTCCTATCTGACCCGTAAGTCATTGAAAGAAGGAACCTCAAAACCTAAACCAAAACCTTTAACCGAAGATTTTTTTAAAGAAAAAGCAGATCTGTATATCAAAGGTTTGATTGGTGGGTTTCCTCAAGATGAAATGCTTTTAAAGCTACAAGGTATTTTAGATAAAGCAGTTGAACAAGGAATTGTAAAACCTGAAGAAGGAATAGATTATTTTAGAAACAGGAAACAGGAACTATTAGATTTTGCAAAAGAAAACCCTGGTGAGACTTTACCTAGAATTAATAAAGCAATCGGTGGTGGAGTAATTGAAGGTGAAGATCTTGAAACACGTGAAGGTTATAGAAATCCTAGAAAAGATTTAGCTAAAGTTGAAAATTATTTAGATGAAGAAAATTTTGTAAAATTAAGAATAGAAAATAAAGATAAAACTAATAAAGAGTTTGCAGATTTTTTAAATAAAGAAGGATACAAACCTGATCCAAAACAAGCTGAAAAATTTTCACCTATTTCAATTGACAGAAGATATAATGTTGCGAAGAAAAAAGGATTGATTCCAGAAGATTTTGTATACGCTGGATCAACTGCATCTAAATCAATTACAGAAGCAGATAGAAAAGAATATAAACAATATATTAAAGAAAGATTTCCAGATAAGTATGAAAATATTTTAAAACTGTCTGACAAAGAAATAAATAAAAAAATATCTGATCGTAGAAAACAACAAAAAAATTTTGCAGATGATGCTAAAAGAGAAGCTAAAAATTTAGAATCTAAAAAATATAGATATGAAACTTCAAGAGGTTTAAGAGGAGAAGAAGCTCAAAAAAAATATGAAGAATATAATATAGAACAAAGTAGAGAACGAAGAAAAAATTTAAATAAATATTATAGAAATCCTAGAGATCCTAAATCGTTATTGTGGGAAGATTTATTAAAAAGAAATGAACAAGCTTTAAATAAACCTTTTACCTATGATAAAAATTTACCCATTAAAAAGTATTTAGATAAAAATCAAACTCAGAAAATAGTATTAACTGATAAACAAGGTAATCAATTTAAATATGATACTTTATTAGAAGATATTGAAAAAGCTACAGGTAAACCATCAGATCAAGTTTTAAAACCTTACGCACAAAAATCTTTCCTTTACCAGGAAAATTTAATGCCTGAAATTAATAAACAGTTTGGATTAAAACCAGGTGCAAGAGATAATCCTTTTCATATTCAACACATAGAAGGATTTCAAAAAAATCCCTTTAATGTTCAATTAACATTTGGAAAACAAAACTTAGCAGAAGCTAGAGGTAAATTATCACTTGAATCTACATTTAAAAATATATTAAAAAAAGAACAAAAATCTCCTTCTTATCAACAAGAAACTTTATACAATTATAATAAAAAGAAAAAAGCTATTAATAAATTTTATGAGTCTTTAGGACCAGATATTGCAACTCAAATTGGTAAAAAAGAAGTTGGTAATAGAACAGCATTGGTAGATTTATTAGATAAAACAAAAATTAAAATAAAACCTGATGTTAGAGAAAGAGCCATGACTCTTGGTGCAATGGGTGATGTTGAAATGGCTAAAGATATTTTATCTAAAGATTTTGAAACAGCTAAAAAATTATTCGGAAAGTACGCACCACAAATTGCTAGAGGTGCAAGACAAGTTAGTAAATTTGCAGTCATACCTGAACTTGCTTTAGGTGCAGCATTTGCTCCATTTGATTTAGGTGAAGGAAGATCTGGTAAAGAAACTTTATTAAACGTTGCAACATTAGGTATGGGTGTACCTATTAGTGACGCAAGAGATCGAGCGAACTATGTAGATCAATTTGGATTAAAAGAAGATTTATTTTCTGCACAGATGAAACAATCTGGTGCGCAATATGGAGCACCTGCTTTAACAGAACGTGAACAACTTGCATTACAAAAAGCAGAAGAATTTGACACACAAATATTACAACCAAGATTGGAAAAAACATTATTGGAAAGACAAGCAGCTTCTGATCCTAATTTTGGAACAGGAATTATGGGGATGGCCAATGGTGGTCGTATTGGTTTTTATGTTGGTGGTGGAGCGGATATGGGTGGTGAACCTGATTCACAAGGTAATGTAGGACCTAGTGGGGGTGGTAATAATGATGGACCTGATGACAGAAGTACTGCAGCACAAACCGCTGCACATAACGCAGCAGTTGCAGCAGCTCAAGCTGCAAATAAAGCAGCTGAAGAAAAAATGAATATACTTGATACATTAAGTAAATTTAGACCAAACACTTTTGTAAATCCAAATAATTATTCCGTTAATTTAAATAAAAACATTGGACCTTTTGGTTTAAATTTAGGAGTTAATACTCTTGGAATACTAGGAATTGATGATCCTCGAACACCGGAAGATGAAAGTGAACAAGATGATTATGGAATTAGTGCGGGTTTTAATACAGATGTACTTGGAGGAACTTTAGGTTTAGGTGCAGGATACAATCCAACAACAGGTACAAATTTAGGTTTAAGTTTTTCTAAACAATTTAATCAAGGAGGCCGTGTAAATTTTGCAGATGGATATGATCCGAAAAGAAGAAAATTTATGAAAGCAGCTGCAGGTATTGCATCAATACCTGTATTTGGAAGAATGTTAAAACCAGTTGTTAAAGGTATGGAAGCAGCAGGACCTGCTGTAGAAAAAGTGGCAACAGAAGCAGAAAAAATATTTTTTAATTTAGTCGATGCAATAAAGAGTAAAGGCATTATGGATAAATTAGATAGAGTAACTGGTGGTAGATTATCTGGAGCGTATCATAAATATAAAGATGCAGAAGTTTTAGAAGATGCCGGATCCATTACTGCAAAATTTAAAACAGATAAAGGTGCACCAGCAGAAATTGTTTATGTTAAACCACAAAAAAGAATAGATCCTAAAACAGGTAGAGAAGTGGAATATCCTGGTGAATTTGATTATGAAGCTCAAGAAATAGCAAGAATAAATCCAGAAGGAGATGTAGATATTGATGCAGAATTTGAAATTATTGATAGTATTGAAGACGTAAAGAAATTAATAGATGATTAAACGTTTAACCAGAACTATTCCACCTAAATCAGGACCCATGCCTCAGGGCTTGAATATTTCGTATAATACTGTTACAACGATCAAACAATCTGGAGAAAAAATAAATGGCAGACAACATAGACAAGGCACTTCCAAACGAGCCTCGAAAAGAATTTGAGATACCTGGTGAAGAAGAAATTCAAGAACAGGTAGTTGAAGAAGTAGAAAAAGAACAAGAGTCACCTGATGACATAGAAGTTACAGAGAACGAAGATGGATCTGTTGATATTAATTTAGATCCAGCTGCAGCTACACCTGAAGGTGGTGATGAGCATTATGCAAATTTAGCAGACTTTTTACCAGATGAAGTTTTAGGAAGATTAGCATCTGATTTAAATTCTAAATATCAAGAATATATTTCATCAAGAAAAGATTGGGAAAAAACTTACACACAAGGTTTAGATTTATTAGGATTTAAATATGATCAACGAACAGAACCATTTTCTGGTGCATCCGGTGCAACACACCCAGTATTAGCAGAAGCAGTTACACAGTTTCAAGCTTTAGCATATAAAGAATTATTACCAGCAGATGGACCGGTTCGAACTCAAATCATTGGATTACAAACTCCAGAAAAAGTTCAACAAGCAACTCGTGTAAAAGATTTTATGAATTATCAAATTATGGATCAGATGAAAGAGTATGAACCAGAATTTGATTCTATGTTATTTCATTTACCTCTATCAGGTTCAACTTTTAAAAAAGTTTACTATGATGAAGTAGAAGGACGAGCAGTATCCAAGTTCGTTCCAGCAGATGATTTAATCGTTCCGTATACAGCTACCTCATTAGACGATGCGGAAGCGGTTATTCATCGTGTTAAAATTTCAGAAAACGAATTAAGAAAACAACAGATTGCAGGTTTCTATAGAGATATTGATTTAGGTAAACCAGGTGATAGAGAATCTGATGTTGAGAAAAAAGAAAGAGAACTTGAAGGAATTTCTAAAACTCAAAATGAAGATGTATATACAATTTTAGAATGTCACGTGAATTTAGACATTGAAGGTTTTGAAGATGTCAATCCCGAGACTGGTGAGCCGTCAGGAATTAAACTTCCATACATTGTAACAATAGAAGAATCATCAAGAGATATTTTATCTATTAAAAGAAACTACGAAGTAGGTAATCCTAAAAAAGATAAGGTACAATATTTTGTACACTTTAAATTTTTACCGGGTTTAGGGTTTTATGGTTTCGGTCTAATCCACATGATTGGTGGACTGTCTAGAACAGCGACCGCAGCTTTAAGACAGCTCTTAGATGCGGGAACGTTATCTAATCTGCCAGCTGGTTTTAAAATGAGAGGAATTAGAATTAGAGATGATGCACAATCAATTCAACCTGGAGAATTTAGAGATGTAGATGCACCAGGTGGAAATCTAAGAGATTCATTCATGATGCTTCCGTTTAAAGAACCAAGTCAAACCTTACTCGCATTGATGGGTGTGGTTGTTCAAGCAGGTCAAAGATTTGCATCCATTGCTGATATGCAAGTTGGTGATGGTAATCAACAAGCTGCAGTTGGAACTACAGTTGCTTTACTTGAAAGAGGAAGCAGAACTATGTCCGCTATTCACAAAAGAATTTACTCTGCCTTAAAGAATGAATTCAGACTTATGGCAAGAGTATTCAAGTTATATCTACCACAACAATATCCATATGATGTAGTTGGGGGTCAAAGAATGATTATGCAATCAGATTTTGATGATAGGGTAGATATATTGCCAGTTGCTGACCCCAACATTTTTTCACAGACACAGCGTATCTCACTTGCGCAAACAGAACTCCAACTGGCAACCTCAAATCCACAAATGCATAATATGTATCAAGCATATAGAAATATGTATGAAGCATTAGGGGTTAAAAATATTGATAGTGTTTTAGTAAAACCAATGCCACCACAACCAAAAGATCCTGCATTAGAACATATTGATGCTTTAGGTGGTAAACCTTTTCAAGCGTTTCCTGGTCAAGATCACAGATCACATATTACTGCTCACTTAAATTTTATGGCAACAAACATTGCTAGAAATAATCCAATGGTTATGGCAAGTTTAGAGAAAAATATTTTTGAACATATTAGTCTAATGGCTCAAGAACAAGTTGAATTAGAGTACAGAGATGAAATGCAACAACTTCAACAGATGCAAATGATGATGCAACAGAATCCACAGATGGCTCAACAGATACAAATGCAAGCAATGCAGATTCAACAAAAGATTGAAGCGAGAAAAGCACAGTTGATTGCTGAGATGATGGAAGAGTTTATGAATGAAGAGAAGAAAATTACTTCACAATTTGATAATGATCCAATCGCAAAACTAAGATCAAGAGAATTAGATCTTAGAGCAATGGAAAATGATAGAAAAGAACGTGAAGGTAAGGATAGAATGGACCTTGATAAGATGAAAGCAATGATGAATCAACAAAATCAAGATGAAAAACTAGAGCAGAACGAAGAATTAGCTAAATTAAGAGCTGATACATCAATTGAAAAAACAATTTTATCAAAAACTATCCCAAATGTTGACTCAATGATGAAGAACCAACAGAATATGATGCCAAAAGTAAAAATTTTCAGAGGTGGTAACGAATAAATGAGAAATAAAATGACAAAATCTGAAAAAAAGGTTAAAAAGGTTATGCGGGAATTCAAAAAAGGTGAATTACCGATAGGGAAGTCAAAGAAAAAAGTAAAAAGTCGTAAACAAGCGATTGCAATTGCTTTATCGGAGGCTGGAAAATCAAAACCAAGGAGATAAAATGGAAAAACTGGATAAAATAACAGAAGTTAAAGTTGGTGAGCAAGAAACTATGATTGATCCAAGATCAAAAACTACTGCTGACAAAGCTTTTAACTTAATTGGTACTGGTGGACCTGAAATGGAAGTTAAAGGTCAAGGAAAAGTACTAGCAGAAAAGAAAAGAAGTTCTAAAGCTTACTAACATGTGGTTTGGTGCTATTAAATTAGCCGTACAAGCAGGCTCTCATATTTTTAAGAATCGTCAGAAGACAAAAATGTTAATGGCGGATGCACAAATGCGTCATGCAGAAAAAATGGCGAATGGTGAAGCTGAATATCAAGGTAAATTATTAGAAGCAAGACAATCGGACTGGAAGGACGAGTTTATTTTGATTTTACTTTCGGCTCCAATTGCGTTATTATCGTGGGCAGTATTTTCGGATGATCCGGCAGCTATGGAAAAGATGCAATTGTTTTTTGAATACTTTTCACAACTGCCTTTTTGGTATC